TTGTAAAGGTAGTCATTTTATTTGATATTACCAAACGTAATGCACTGAAAATCAATAAGTTAAACTTTTATTAACTTGAAAATGTATGAATAACTTTTATTTAAACTTTTATTTACAGGAACAAGTGCATATTATTCCTCTGTAACATCAAAATCAAGTAGTTCAACATCGCTACAAGACGATAATATTTTTTGCAGTTCTCTCCCTTTACTTGTACCTAAGGAGGTGTTTTTTAAATCCTCTTCAACATATTCCTTTAGAAAGGAAATTAATTCTAATATTGAATACCCTTGATTTTGGAACTCTTCTCTCCAGTTGGTTTCAGATGTGTCAATAAACGAGCATGCACCTGCATCATCATTCCAATCATCCGTTTCCACATAGTCTGTTGTCGAAATCTTCACTTTTCGTGTTATCGTTTCAGTAACTTCGCAAATACGTTCTATTTCTTTATTATCTGTAGCATTCCAAGGTGCAGTCGAGTTATCTGCCCCAACTGGGTAATCGTGATTATTATACATTTTGAAATCTCATTTATTATGGCTTATTTACGCCTATTAATCATAAACTGATAGTAAATATTATATGAATAAAAATATATCTTATAAAGGCTTTATAACCCCTATAAGATATATTTATTAGCACATGCAAGAGAAATCAAACTCAAGCTCTGCCATCATTTTAAAATCATCCTCCATTAAAGATAATAGATCTTCTTTATCTTCTGCTTCGTAAGACGCAAAGCGAGAAGCTAATTTATCTAAGCACTCATTATCGGTTTTTAGTCCGTAAACCTCTCTCATACTATCGAAAAGCTTTATTATTTCCTCAGGCGAAAAGGAAAGCAAGTTTTCTAATGTAAGCTCTCTGATTTCTTGTAATTCTAATTTTTTCATTGCTCTTTAAATTTAATTATTAATATTAATTTTGACATTGTAAAGATAATTATAATTATTTGATAATCAAAGAGTTACACTATTTATTTTCTTGACTTTCACTTTTTATAACTTTTAATACACCTTAACCAGTCTATTTTGGTTCTTTTGAGCTTCACAAGCTTCATTTTCGAGGTCTATTTTATATCCCCAGTTTAAAGCACCCAAAAGAGCTGACGTGTATCTTTCTCTCTCTTCTTCACTTGTTAGATACTCATTTGCATTTACTAAATTATAAACAAATTCTAAATCTCTCATTTATGCTTTCTCCTATTAAAATATTGTGCTATTACGTTATTTTTATACTCACTTTTAGTTGCAATTTCTAAAATCACTTCCTTAATAGATTTTACTTCATTCATTAAAATGGTGTGTAATCCTCTACCTGCGGTCTATTATTTAAATCATAGAATTGAGTAAATCTTCCGTCAAAACCAACAAGTGCATTTCCGATGCCAACCCCACGTCCTTTTGCAAGTATCAACTTCGCAGTACCATGTGTGTCTTGATCACTAAACTCTCCTTCATATTTAATCGTACTATTGGGGACAGACTCAGGTCTATCTATCAAAACGATATTATCTGCACTTTCTTCTATTTGCCCAGATCCTCGAAGTTGTCTAATATCTGGGTGTTCTTTACCTCTCGCTAATTGAGAGAGAAGTATAACTGCAATCCCACATTCCTTAGCAATATTTTTAGCTGCACGAGCCATATATCCAAGACTTGCTTCTGCACTATTACCAACTTGTGCATAAATTTGTAAATAGTCTATTATTGCAAGCTTGATACCCCTTGTTTTTACAAGTGCTCTAATAGATCTTATAGTGTCATCAAAAGAGACTGTTGCTCTTTCATCTATGTAAATAGGCAATCCTTTGGTTGCTCCAATAGCCTTATCAAACTGCTGTAACTGAATTTCAGTCAATTTGCAGTTAACAATAACACTTGATGTAATTCCTGCTTTTGCACTTATAATTCGAGCAACAAGTTCAGACTTACCCATTTCCAAAGAATAAATGCCTACTCCATTGCCCTCTTGTGCTGTATTTACACCTATATTCATAGCCAAAGAAGTTTTACCAACACCTGTAAAAGCAGCTATAACAGTAAGCGTTCTTGGTCTTAATAAAAACTTATCATCAAATAAAGCAAAACCAGTTTTAAGGCTCGAACGTTTACCAGCTGCATTGTCATTAACAATTTCCTTTAATTCATCTATAGATTCATCGAAAGAATATATACCATTATCAGCGGTATCACTTTGAATATCTCCAAGAACATTCATTGTCTCATTTATGACTTCATCAAAATTAGTCATAGGGTCGAGGACATTTTGTGAAGCCAGCTGTAAGTGAACCCATAATTTTCTTTGCTTCCACATCTTACGCAACCTCTCAATGTCTTGTTCTATTGTATCGTAGCTGACAAACTTTACTAAGTCTAAGAAGTCAAAAGACTCCAATTTATGCTTTAAATTATGTGTCTTAGCATAGTTTAAGAGAGAATTAAGGTCTGCAATATAACCATCTGAAATAACGCCTGCAATACACTCGTAAATGCATTTGTTTATTTCATTGTAGAATAACTCTACATTCAGCCTATCACTGAACTCACTAAATCTCTCATTGTACTTCATTAGAGTAGCAAGCACAGAGCACTCCGTATTCTTATCATTCGGCTGTAATTGTGCCTCTCCAATAATTTTTACTTTTTCCTTTTCTTTCATTGCTCTATTGTATTCTGTACATTTAAATTTATTTTAAACCCATTTTAAAGGCCGTTGAGGCTTTATATTTTCATTTTGGATAAATTGTATTGTTTTAAAAATAAAACGCCTTAAATCGCACGATTTGCACGTCTTTCTAATATTACACCATCAAGAAACTTAGTAACATAGTCTTTAAAACTTACATCTGTGTATCTGTATTGCTTTCCCTCAAAACGTCTCGCAAGTCTCACTCCCTCGTTATAATTTGATTTTTTTACAAGAAAATAAAAATCACTTGCTAATGTGATCATATAACCAATAAGAGGCGAAAGACTACTATCGAAGTTATAAAGGCTAAATGGAGTTATTTCTACATTACCAGCTTTGCGAAACTCACAAATTGATGAATAGATTTTAGAATTTCTATCGTCTTTAAACATATCAGATGTAATGCAAAAGCTACATTCCGCAAACCAATCAATATCAAAAGAATTAAGCAAAGTGCCTATTATGATATTTTCTATTTCTTGCAATCGGCTCATTTTCTAAAACTATCTCCCGTAAATAAAACTGGTTTAGTCAAATAGCGAAGTCTGTCAAGTGTACGCTCTCCATATTTCTCACAAATCTCATCAAGAGTAAGATTTGTAGTGAGAAGTAAAAGCTGTTCTCTTTTTTCAGCAAGGCTAATTATTTCCTCAAAAACATTGTGAGTCTCTCCATAAATTTTACCAACGTCTTCTACTCCAAAATCGTCTATAAGTAAAGCACAATCACATTCTCGTAGTACCTGACGCTTCTCGTTAATCTCGTAGCCATCAAACTTAATTAAATTCTTACGAAGATAGTATCTAAAAATATTGGGCATTATCTTCTCACAGATAAGAGACTTTCCACGACCACATTGTCCATAACATAACAGACCTTTGTTTTTATTATCCGTAAGCCACTCTGCAATTTCGTCATACTCTTGCGCCCATTGTATATCGTCGCCAACAAAGAATTTTAAGCCTCGCATTAACAATCCTTTTGCGTCGTCAAGTTTGATGCTTAAAATTTTCTTCTTCTCAATACCTGAGTATGCTATTTCGTCTTTCTTTATTTCCATTGCTTTGTTTTTTGATTAAAATATTTCTCACCTGTATTATCTCGTAAAATAATACCGATAGCACTTTTGTTTTTTCTTGCCTGAGAGACTAACTCGTTATATTTGGAACTGATATTTGATACCGACAAGTTCGAAAGCATCCAATTGTCTGTAATCTTATCAAGGAAAATTTGTAACGTACTAAGCAAATCTTCATCTTCTACAGATAAGCCTTTATTTTGTCGTGAAAATCTAAGTTGACTTAATAGTCTTTTCATTTGCGCCCCATCAGCTGCTTTCCAATAATATTTTTCTCCAGTCTTCTTTTCGAAGTATGGTTCAAATATGTTTTTAGCTTTTGTCACAAGTGTAGGTTCTTTCTTTGTCTTAGGCTTAGCTTTAGACTTCTGTTCAGACTCGTCTTTCATTAATTCTTTTGAGTCAAAAGCGCTTGCGCTTAACCCTCCGTTAGGAGAAAATATATTATTATCTTGGTATTCTAATATATTGGTATTATTATTGCCTTTCATTTTTGGAGGGGTTACCCTTTCATTTTTGGAGGGGTAGCCTTCCAAATTTGGAGGGGTATCGTCATTTTTGGAAGGGTTGTTACAATGCCAATATTTGGGGAACGATTTTCCTAAACGATATAATGAAATTCTATTCTTGATAGAGATTTCGTCTTCACACTTTTCTATTAAGCCTACACGGACAAGATTAGAAATATGTCTCCTAATACTACTATCAGAGTTACCTGACAACATTGGAAGTTGCTCCCTTATTTTTGAAAACGATATCCAAAAATAATCTTTACCATGAATAACATGCTTCGATAAAGCTCCTTCTAAAATAAAGTTTTTCATAAAACTAAAAACCGCCATATCATCAAATGATAAATTCCAGCCGTTTTCAATAACACTTCTTTGATTTATAGTTATCGTATATTGCATAATATACTAAAAATAAAACATCAACACCCTTAACTTTCAGTCCTTATGTAGCGAACGGACTTACTTATTAAGGGCTTGATTGTATATGTTTTTGTCATTTGGTCGCTACTCCAAAATTATAAATCTCTATTATTCACTTGTAAAGATAATATTTTAATTTAGATTAAACTAAGTTAAATCTAATAAAATACTTTTTGTTAAGGAATTTTTAGATATTAATTCGTATTCCTTTGAGAGAACTGAGACGTTTCGCCTCTCTTTTGTAGTATTCTATCATAGCTTCCAACTCAAAATCTGACCATTTTTTTACTTGATGAGATTTAGCTGTTAGTAACTCAAACCTTTGCATACCAATCTTACGAATTAAATTAGCTTGATAAGCTATAAGATGATCACTTGAGAATCTATTACAATTGTGCATAGCATAACCATTAGCAATAAAAGTATGAGTGGACGTTTCTAAGACAACAATTTCCTCCTTTCCTATATACTTTATTTTTTTGACTTTGCTATCATATCTCGACCTGATCATTCCAAGTTTATCAATATTAAGCTTGTCTATTTTCAACGGCCTTATCCTCATTAGAAAATGCAATTTCTCAACATTAGTTCCTGTCACGAGGAACTGCCATGAACGATAATTACTATTCAGCAGAGGATTCCTTCTCTTATCCATCGATTGTCTGCAAGGCTTATTATTTTGAGTAAACCTTTCTATCAATCTAATCAGCTTTTCTTGTATCTTAGGATATTTATCACATTGTGCAACTCCAACTCTTAGCCCATATCGTAAACTCCCATCTGGGTTGCGTATATTTTGCTGACAAAGGTGACCATCTGCATCTATCATTCCAGCAAGCCAACCACTATCACTTGACAGGTCTTGGAACACAACTTCAAATGGTTTACATACGACAGAACAAGTCTTATCTGTATGTGGTCCAGATTTCCTTTGTCCTTGGATATTATATCCATTTACCCAGAGATCTTTTGTCTTTACCCATGTATAAGAACCTCCACAACGCTTTCTCGCAAGCCATTTATGATCAGGGGTTGTTTTGATATGGTCTCCATTCTCTAATTCAACATCATAAACATCTTGTATCTCTCTATGCGTATGTGTCACTATCCCCTCCTTCCAAAGCCTTGCTTGTGCTCGGCTTCTCTCTTCTTCAAACGAGAGTAATCTATCTCCTACTCTCAAATCACCAAGTTCAACCCATCTCAAGTCACTTGTAAGGACAAGGGCGTCAGGCGTAAGACAATGCCTACACTCAGCATGACAGTCATCCTCATCAAATCGGACAGAATGATGTCTCCTACTAAAAAAATGACCACAATCGGCTTGCTCAAATGCCTTTATCTGCCCACAAGAGATACATTTAAAGTACCCACTGGGCATTGCATCACGCAACCGAATATAAGCAGAGAAAACTTTATCAAGTTTATCTACTAAATTTGATTTCTTCTTTTGTGGAGTTCGTTTAGTTTTCGTTTTCTGCTCTTTTTTTTCGTTTTGAGCGTCTTTTGGCTTTCTTTTGAAGTAATATTTATTCATTATCGAAATATTGTCTTAAATCGTTTGTTTTCGTTTAATTCTATTTCACTCATTACTGACTCAAAGATGATCTCGCAGCCAATTGCAGTTGCTACCATAAATTCAGTATAACAACCTTGAGAATGATTCCATTTATCCATCATAAAAATAGTATCACATTCTGTGAGCAACTGAATATCTTTTCTCATGTGTTGAGCGGTTGTAGCATCACAAGGAAGACCATTCTCCATCGGATTTACAACCTCATAACCAGCAGTCTCTAACATTACTTGAGCAGACTTAAAAACTTTTCTCCTTTCATCTAAATTCATTCCACTAATTGGACCTGAAACGTAACATTTATTCTTTCTCTTCATCTCTCTTTTCTTTTAGCATTTTAATTTCATCATTCAAATAAAAGATAGCCTTTTCGAGGTCTTCAATTTGCTTATCTCGACAAGACATGCCACTTTCTGTTTTTAATCCTGCTCTCCAAACATACTTGATAACGTTACCAATATTAAAATCATAGTGGCGAACGATATCAATACACTCAACACCACTTGGGTGCGAATTATAATGCTTAGGGTGATTTACGTTACTTTCCAGTTGACCCATAACCTCCAGCTCCTCTTTCTGTTTTAGACAATTCTTCTGCCTCTTCCAATTCTATTTGAGGATAGGGCAAAATAACTAATTGCGCAAAGCGTTCACCAACTTGGTATAAATCTGGGTGCAAAAGACGTGTTTTGTGAAAAACCGCTGTAACTTCACCACGATATCCGCTGTCTATAATTCCTACTGAATTTGTTAATAACAAATCTTTATCAGCATTGCTACTGCGTGGGAAAAGTAAACCAACGTAACCTTTAGGAATTTCAAAAGCAAGTCCACAATGATAGATAATCTTATCTCCTTTTTGCTCGATACTCATTGCCGTTAAATCAAGCCCAGCGTCACCGCTTTTTGCATAACGAGGCACCACTGCGTTTTCTACTAATTTCTTTACTTTTACTTTCATTTTATTAATCATTACTACTATTTGACAATACACATAAAGTGATAATATATATTACTGTTACGATAACCCAAATCATTTTAAATATTTGTATTAGAACATTCTATTTGTTAAAATTTTTCCATTACTTTTCACACACCAAAGCTGAGAATTAGGTTTCTCAACATCGATTTTCAAATCAGAGACTTTGCCAAATCTTTTGTAATTTCCGCAGAGGTCAATTACCCACGCATCTTTGCCTTTAAAGGGTCTAATAGCACGACCAACACATTGGTAATAGAGAGCCAAAGATTTTGTCGGACGAGCCATAATAACAGTGTCGAGTTCAGGATAATCAAAACCAGTAGTTAATACTTGTGCATTTGCTATTACCTTTATCTCTCCACTTTTGAACCTTTCAAGCATCCATTCACGCTCTTTTTTAGGAGTATCGCCTGTAACAATATCGGCAGGAACATTCCTTGATCTCAATTCTCTTACAAGATTTTCAGCCTCTTCGACAAATCGTGTAAACACTAAAACGCCCTTTCTCGGAATACCGCTTTTAGGCTTGAGAACTCGCAAAGTAGCATTTGTAAGTTTTGTAAAAAAGTCACAGCGTTTATACTCTAATTTCAATGAGTTTTCATCATAATCAGCACCAGTAGAATTACTCATAACGTTCTCGAGATTAATTGCAGTTAAGTCATAATATTTTAAATCTGCCAAATACCCTTTTGCGAGTAATTCTGATGTCTGACAAACGTATAAAACCTCACTAAAAATTCGAGGTCGTGTTCTTGTGAGAAACTTCAACATTGATCCTCCCATATACGAACTAAGGCGATATGGTGTTGCGCTAAGCCCTATGACCTTTTTGTTGATAGCAGCAAGGAAATTCTTATACATTCCTTTCTTGCTATTAACTAAATGGCATTCATCTATACAGATATATTCAAACTCATTGAACATTGAAGCTAAATTCTTTACTGTTCCAATCGTGACGAATGTTACCTTTGATAAGGTCATCTTTTCTGTACTTGCAGAATACATAGAGCAGTCAAGACCAAAAGCCTTTGCTTTAGAGTAATTTTGTCTTAAAATTTCGGATGATGGACAAAAAACAAGTAATCTTGAGTTTAATCTTTCAGCGATAGCAGCAAGAACGATTGATTTACCACTCCCTGTTGGCATTATTATTATGCCATTATTTTTGCTATGATTCTTGAAAAAAATAATGGCAGCGTTTGCGGCTTTTTCTTGGTAATCTCTTAGTTGTATTTCCATTATTACGCATACCTCCATTTATAACCATAAGCTGTCTTCATTATGCCCTTGCAACAAAAACATATAGCAGAATGATTATATCCTAATTCCCTTTCTATTTCAGCCATTGATTCGTAAGTTTTAATAAACTTTCCAAACAGAGTGAATTGAGAAACCCTTTTACGTTGAGGTGCTATCCTTTTTTCAATGCAATTTCCATAATTCGTATTGTATTTAGCATCACACCACTCTAAATTATCAACATGATTGTTGGTCTTTATCTCATCCTTATGATTGACCTGTGGCAAATTCGTTGGATTGGAGAGAAAGGTACAGGCCACAAGTCTATGGACAAAGAATCTCTTTGATTTCCCATCTCGATATAAAGAAACAACATGATAGCCATTTTTATTTTCAAAAGAACCATATTTAGGCTTCCCTTTGAAAAGGCGATAACTATTTCGTTTTCTAACAAAAACTTTTCTGTCAAGACTTTTCACTCTTCCAAAACTACTTACTTGGTACAAACCTTCATACCCTCTTATATCTCGCCATTCTTCCATTGTCATTGCTCTAAATGTGTGTAAAGGTGCGGAATTTCACCGCACCAATGTAATTATTATTCTTCGTCGTCATCATCGCCAAAAGGCAAATCGTCGTCTTCACTATCCTCGTCAAGATTAATCGGTTTTTCAACCTCAGGGAAGACCACACCGAAAACTTCTTTCATCGCTTCACGATTGACGTCCTCTTGACTCCAAATACCTTGTTTATCCCATTCAGGTATTTTTTCTGCCTTTACGAGTTTCATTTCTCCATCAACCCATGAATAGAAGAGGAAATAGCCATTTAAAGCCACTCTTACAGTCTCCGTTGACGACAATTTATAATCTGTTGTGCCTTGCTTTACTCGAGCTGCCAAATCTGCAATTTCAAGCAAAATAGAATTGTATGCCTCCTCAGCGTTTTTCTTCATTGCCTTAATTGCTTCAAGAGTCTCTTGTAATTCTTGCTTTCTCTTAGGAACGTCATTTTCTTCTTTCAAGCAGTACTCCTCACGGATCATTGCAATCTCGTGACTATCGTACTGACGAGTAGCTAATTCTCCCTCAGGAAAGAGGCAATTAAATTTCTCACGGAAGACTTTTAATGGTTCTTTTGATGTTTTTGAGCCTTTACAAAGAACAAGAACGTCCTTAAACTCTTCTTTCACTTTATCGTCCAATACAAAGTCTATCTTTGCTGGCGAATAATTCTTTAAATCTGCAATCATAAACTGGTTTTTTATTTGTTTAGTTCTTCTTTGTAGTGTTCAAGAATGTACTTTTGCTCCTCGTCTGTAAGCGAATATGCTTTAGACATGAACTTAATTGCCACGCTTTCGTTATTATCTGAAAGAGGGAAATAATCAACCGCAAACTTACTGGTAAAACGCTTTAGTCTTGCGTTCTTTTCTTTTACCTCGTTTACTCTTTCTTGAATTTCCAAAACAATTTCAGAAGCTGAATTATAGGCATCTTCATAAGCTTTCAAGTCCTTTGCTACTTGGTCTTTCATTGCTCTATTTTGAGACGCAAGACCAACAATTTGAGAGTACAATTCATTCGAGTAAACATAGTCAGCATTAATGCTGAAATCATCATTTGAGCCATAGCTGTATTTCCCCTTTTGTACCAAATATTTATATTCTCCACCAAGCTTACTCCAATCGTATTCTACTCTTCGTAAAGACTTCGCTTTTCGTAATACTTCTGATACTTCTTGAGCCTCAGCTAATTCCGTAAAAGCATAGCCGTCTAAGAAAGGTATTTTGTACACTTTTTGGTCAGCAGGTTCAATCTCAAATAGCTCTGGTTGTTTAGGCTTATCAACTATTTTGATACCTTCTTCCATCATGCGAAACTTAATCATGTTTTGCACATCTACTTCACTTAGAGCAAGAATTTCCTGCTCGGTCATTTCATTAATCTTTTTCATTGTTTTTTTATTTATAAAAATTCCTTATTATTTTCAATTACTTGTTGTGCATAGAACAACATTTCTGACTCGTGAGGCTCTGGTAAATACAATCCAGCTACAGAGGCACTCCAGTTGCGAAACCTTTCAATTGCCGTTGTCATTTCCCCTTTATCAAGGTCTGTTGTACTCCTTAGATAAAGAACCTCTTTCCCTCTCTTATTTACTCTTTTCCTTTCAAAAATGTCGCTATTACATTTCTTCTTAAAGAAATCATATTTTACTTGTTCTATTGGAAGCCCGAACTCCGCTCCCCAAAATCCGAGAAGTACATGCAAGTAAGAGTTCTGAGAAGAAGTCCTTTTCGTAAGCTTCGTTTTTAACTCGACATAGGACTTCTTCATTTTCATCTCCTTACATTTTAAGTCAAACTTTCGCAAGTCATATTCATTCGATAAATTATATAGAGCCATCGCTTAACAATCTATAATTTGCAAAGTGAATAGGTCTTCCAGTTATTTTACTTACAGAGCTTATTGTGTCTGTAATAATATTATAGCCATCATTTCGCAGGTCTGAGATTCTTGAGCTTAACCTATAACAACCATATTCTCGTAAAGCTGTCAACGGCTCTATGCTCCCAAACCTTTTAAGATGCTGTAATATTACTCTCTTTTGAGATAAAGTCTCTGTACTCATAATTAGAATGGTAAATTATCTCCTTCAACTTCTCCGTTCGCATCTACATTAGGAGGGAAAGGCTGAGATTGTGCTTGTTGTACATTTTGAGAGCCTTGTGGAGGCTGTTGAGCTGTTGGGGTAGAATTGTTAGGTTGAGCTACATTTGAGGCTTGGTAGCCGTTATTTTGACGTTGGTAAGGTTCAATTTTATAACCTGTAATAGAGGTAATGTAACTCACCTTACCATCTTTCTCAAATGGTCTACCATTTAGAGCAAAGCTAATAGTAACTAAGTCACCTGCTTTAAATCTATCTAACTCATTCGTTCTATTTCCGACAAAATCGAAAGAGGGGTAATTCTCAAATTTTTGTCCTGTCATTTGGTCGTAGTGACTTGCATCGAGGACAATCTGACGCTTTGTAAATGTACCCCCACTTTTTGTTGGAACTGTAACTGTATTCTCTATAAATAATACTTTTCCGCTAATTTGATTTGCCATATTATTCTTCGTTAAAAATCTTTTTATTTGTGATTAAATCTCTATTATCCTCGAGGAACTGACAGAACCTCTCGCAGATGTTTTTCAATAACATTTTACTTTGCTCATGGTTATACTGATAAACCTCAGCATATTGAACTCCAGTAATTAGAGGCGTCCGACTTGTTCCACCTTTTAAAACGTAGGCTGTAAATTCAAAAGAATTTATCTCCGTACATGCTCCACTTTCAATAAGTGTATAAGGATAAATGTGTCTCTGCCAGTACTTAGAATACTTACCAAACTCATAACGAGAAGTAGTCTTTAAGTCAAAAACTTTATTTTCTCTCAACTCGTCAATATAGCCGTATAATTCCACCTCTCCAAACTCTGTATCAATGGTCGCAGAAGTAAAAACTTGACTTAAAGAGCCTTTGAAATATTCTGCAATAGATTTGCAAAAGTCCTTATCGAAATAAAAAGAAAAACCATCTATTTCAGCAAAAATGCAAGGGACCTTAATATGTTCAAACCAATAATCGTAATAAATAGGTTTGCCAACTTCGTCAGTACAACCAAATTCTCTCTTTACATCAACTCCCTTAAGAGACTTAATAAGAATATTCTTGTTATCACTCTTTTTATTATGAATGATGCAATCTACAATTTCATTCAGAGCTGTACCTTTACTTGCAGGCTCTGACGGCTCGTGTGGAACTCGATTAATAGCATCTAACAACTCTTGTTTTAGAAGAGCGTCCACTTCTTCTTGTGAATAGTGGAACGCATCTTCTGTTTCAGAGTAATTCTTATGCCATTTACCATCTTCATCTTGATAAAAGTAATCCTCAGCAGTCGTATCTAAAAACGTTTGGAACTTATCAAGTAAAGTCGGATAAAATCTATAATTAGGCATACATCTTAGTTTTTTTATCAAACTTCAAACCTAACTTCTCGCACTTGTCTTTAACGAGCAAACCAATCTTTAGTTTACTGTCCCAAATTTGCTTTGCCTCAGCGAAAGACTTACAGAAATCATTAGCGGTACTCGCATCAACGATAGCCTCAACTTCCTCCTTAGCACTTTCAATAAGTGCATCGTATTCCTTTCTAACTTCACGCTCATTTTTTAAATAAGAATGATAGCTTTCAAAGATATTCGTAAGGAATCTGTTTTCTCCAATAACCGCTCCATGACCATTGATTAGCGTAGGAATCTCCATCGCACTTGGCAAATTACAAGTATTCTTTGTATAAGCTTTTTCGTTTACACCCCAGTAGACATATCTCTTTTCTCCGTAAGCTTGCATATATCCAACTAAGTCTAATTCCTTGATTAAGTCTCCGACAGAGCTGCCACCCATTTCTGGACGAACAATCTTTTGTTCTCCGTCTTTATCCTCTCGTTCGTGAGCGATAAAAACTAAGTTTTTGCCCATCATACTAACCTGCCTTAGGAAATTGATGAACATTGCCTTTCTTGCTGTAAAGCCTTGTAAGGATAGGCTTCCGTCACGCTTTGCTAACTTAGGTTCGTTTTTGATGATGTAAGCCGACATAAAGTCGAGAGCTTTGCCTGCCGTATCAATAACTATTGTCTTATATTCAGACAAATCCTCATTTAACACCGCCATAACATCTTCCCATTTTTCTACTTGCAAAGTAGGAACTTGGAACGCTCCATTAACACGCTGCACACCACCATCAAAATCCAATAATACAGGACTTGGTGCTGATAAACCTAACGTTGATTTTCCCATACCTGGTGCACCATAAACAAGCACCTTAATTGTGGAGTTAATAGCCAACTCCGAAGGCTTTTTTAATAAACTACTCATTGCTCTAAGTGTGTTTAGTTAAACAAATTATTTTCATTTACATATCTAATAAATTCAGACTTTTCATGTATTCCTAATTTCAAATACACTGACTTGATATGATTTTTAACAGTATAAGGAGAGATATACAAAGTTTCCGCAATCTCTTCTTTTTGCTTTCCTTGATAGACAAGTTTCATTACTCTTAATTCTTGTTCAGACAATTTAGAGTTGAATTTTGGCGAGCAAATAACACCCTCAAAACTACACTCACCTCTCAAAGGACATTCTACTTTTTCAAAGTTAAACTTACCATTACTTTCTACATCGTCTTTCGTTCCGTCTAACTTTCCAAAGTTGCATTTGCAAAATCTTTTAACTATCAAAAACTGATAGTAAGGAACGTTTAAAGCACTCTTTTGGTAAACTTTCGTTAGAGCCTTGTAGGCTAAAGGATAACGCTCCCTTATACCATCTAACATATATTTGATAAGTTCTGTTTGGGTCTCATCCACAATCGTATTTTTACCATCGTCAGATTTGCACCAAAGCTCACCCTCAAACATATAGAACTCTAAATTTCCCATAACTCTGCTTTTGGTATTCCTGTAACTTCGACTAAAACGTTTATGTGATTTTCATTTGCAGGCTTCATGCCATAGAAAATCCAATTTCTCACTGTTGATGACGTTACTCCAGTTTTGGAGGCGATCTCATTTATAAAATCTGTCTTCGGACAAGTTGCGTCTGGAAGACCCTCATAATAGCCCCGTAGGGTCATTTTTTCTCTGTTCTTCTTCATTTCTTTGTGATAATCAAATACTTTATTTATCTTTGCATTGTTGTATTAATTATTATAATGCAAAGGTAATAAAATTATTTAGATTAATCTAAGATTAGTCTACTAATTGTCTTGTAATTAATAAATTTTAAGAATATGAACGAGGTACAAGAAAGATTAAACCAATTTATCAACTATCTTGACACAAGTGTTTCTCAATTCGAACAGAGCACAGGTCTCGGAAATGGCTTTGTATCAAATACAAATGCAAGAATGCGAAATAGCTCGAAAAACCTCATTTCCTCAAGATACCCTGAGCTAAATATGGAATGGCTTATAAAAGGAAAAGGCGAGATGCTAAATTCTAATAGGCATACCATAAACTCTTCTGGAGACAACTCCGCAAACGCCATACACGGAAATGCTATTGTCATAAACTCAAACCATAGAAGCGACAGAATACCTTTCTATGGTGACTTTACACCAAGTTACGATCCAGAGACAACAACTGCAAATTTAGATTATTCTAAACCATCGTACATTGATGCAGGAGACTGGTTTGAAGGGGCAACATCAGCAATAAGACATTATGGTGACAGCATGACAGAATACCCAAATGGATCTATACTTGTACTGAAAAGAGTACAAGATATTAACCTATTAATGTGGGGCAAAAATTACTCAATAGAAACTACAGAGTATAGAATAACAAGAAGACTTCAAGACGGAGGCGAGGACTTTATTTTAGCATATAGCACAAACGATGAAACCTTTACAGACGGAACTCCAGTTTATCAACCTATAAAGATACCTAAATCTTCTATTGTAAGCATAGACTTAATTTTAGGTAGAATTATTAAAGAGCATAGCAATAACTTAATATAGCAAAGATGTACGAAAATAAATTGAAATCAAAAGGAGGGCAAAGCGCAAATTCTATAAAAGGAAATAGTACGCAAATCTCAGGAGAGAACCCTATAATAAATAACTATTCAATGAACGAGGATATGGACGAGTTCTTCAAATCAAATCATATTAAAGCCATTGATATAATAAAAAGTCAGCGTTCTATAATATTAAAGTTGCAACATCAAATAGATAGACAGCAAACGCAAATAGACGTGATGCAAGAAATAAAAAATAAACTCGTTGTAATGCTCATGAAATTACTTGACGAAAAAAACATATAGGACCTATGCTTAATATTTCAGAAGAAGCAATAGCAATAACAAAAAGATTCTTTTTGGCAATAGATGTTCTTATCACACAAAGAAAGATAAGAGGACTAAATTCATTCGCACAAAAATACAATATCAACTATTGGAACTTGTGCACATTAAAAAAAGAACCAGAAAGGAGAGTTCTAAAAGTCGAATACATTTCATACTTAGTGAGAGATTTTAAAATTTCTCCTAAGTATCTACTTTTAGGAATTGGAACTATGTTTGAAGAAAAAGAGATAACACCAACTGATGTTACCTCTTAAATCTGTTTTAATTACGTTTAAAGACTTATTTTACTATTATATAACTGCAATCATAGAGTCTTTTGTAATAGTGCTAAACTTTTGAATAGGAGAAGAAATATCTCCGTTTGCATCTATATAAACAAACTCCATTTCGTTAAGTTTTGATATTTTAGAGATTAAACTTGTCTTCTCATTGTCCCATTTCTCTATAAATTGAGTAGAACCTATTTTATTGCAACAAGCTTTCTCGTACAATTCTCGCAAAGGCAGCCTTGCGTCACGCTTTGTAAAAACGATATAGTCTTGATAATCATTAATGACTACGAAATCAAAAGCAGGACTTTCCTCTTCTTCAAAGTATGTATTATCATCTTTACTTATAATAGCAGTCCTAAGACCATGTTTCTCAGCAAACACATCAGCTGATAAAAAGGTATCAAATCCCCACAAAGCAAGTTTAGATCCTCCAAATTTAGCCTTAACAGGCGTAATATTTAAGTTGTGAAGACTTGCAAGGCTCTTCCTTTTTTGTGGACTTAGAGGCTTATTTTTGCACTCAACAAAGCCATCTAAAGATTTCAGTAATAACGACCTTATTAAAGTCCCTCTCCTAACACCCTCTTGTTTAGCCCATCTGTTTAAAGACTCTATTTCTTCTTTGTACAGATGAATAATAATAGGCTTCACTTTTTCAATTTGAGACTTCTCTTTTCTACCTGAGCCAGTTCTTTTGCCTCCGTGATTATTATTGTTTTTTTCGCTCATATATCTATCTTAAATATAGATATGAGGGGAAAATTTACCCCCTCACAATCTTTACAATCCTACAGCTATTCGTGTAAGCATATTTCTCTTCTCGTTGAAATAATCCTTTTCACATCTTGCAAGAACTTTAAAGAAACGAGCGTCGTAGGTATCTTTCACTATAATCTCATTATCCGCAAGCTCTTCAATTTTCTTTTTAATGTCATTCATTTCAGCTAAGAATTCTTCTATCTCTTTCTCGCTCTTTTCTTCTTCTCTCATCCATTCGATAGTCTCGTCGATGTCGACCTGCTGAAAATCCTCGACGTGTGAGTTATCGAAATAAATAAACCCTCCTTGACAGAATTGCTTTTTTACTTCTTTAATATCTTCATCTACAAAAATTGAGTGAAGCCAAGATGTATCTATTTTCTCAGTTCTTGGATAAGCCTCTGTATAAAAATCAGCGTTAGGCTGAACATCGATTAGATACAAATTTCTTTCATATTTATCTGCAAATTCTCTTGCTTGGTCGAGGCTTTTAAAATCTGTAATATATGTGTCGTATTTCTTTACATCGCTAATTAATTCGAGTTGGCTTTCTCTCGCAATGTCTTTTAATTCTTGAGTTGTCATAGTCGTATTTTTTTTATATGGTTAATATTCTATTTATAAAGGGGTGAAGTTCACCCCTTTTGTTTTAGTCTTCTACCTTGAACAAAATTCCTATTTGCTTGCGTGCTCCATCAAACTTATAGTCAACGCTCTTCTTATCATAGATAGCGAAAGGTTCGTCACAGCCATCGCAAGTAACAGAGAACTTATCATCATCAACTTCTTCGATGTGCATTCCATTGCAGAACTCTCCGTCAAGTGCTCTTTCATAAAGATTGAAAGGACCAGACTCATAACCCATGTACTTCATGCTTCTGCCTGGCTTTGTCTCAAAAGAGCCTATTTCGATAAAAGTCTCGTCATCTTTAAACTTATTTGCAAGCTCTTCAATCTCTGCAAAGTTGTTAAAACCTAAGAGAGCTGCTGTACCATTACGAAACTCTTCAATTCTTTGAAGTGGATAATTTCCAAAAACGAAATCTGAAAAATCTTTTGCTTCCATATTGTTTGTTCTTTTTATTAGTTTGTATTGCTGTATTAAGTATTACAATGTAAAGGTAGTGAAATTATTTAGATTAAACTAAGGTTATACTAAAAATTATCTTGTCGTTAATATATTTTAAGGTTTAAGACGTAAAGACACAAAAAAGCGATAGGATTTTCACAAACTCTACCGCTTAAAATGTAAACAAATAATACGCAAGACAAAAATATTAATCTTTTAGTAATTCATCGAACCTTATACTTTTCAGAGAATTGTGCAATATTTCTACGTTTCTCGAAACGTTCTCATCTTTCAATATACTATCAATATCTATATTCCCAGAAGCTGCTTCTATGCAAGTTTTTAACTTATCTATGATAGGCGAAGAGATATACTCTTGTTTTCCATTTATAGCCCCTTTAACTTCGCTTGATACGCCATTTAAGAACTTATTTGCATAATTGATAATAGAAAGAGCAATAATCGCATAGGTCGAAATACTTGGATAAGCAAATAACGGAGAGTATTTTTTTATTGCTGAGTTGACTGAATAATAAAATATTGCAAATGGTCTTGAATGCTCCAGTAAGAGAGTATCTGAAACATGATCCACAATATTTGTAGGGTCATTCGCCTTATTTTTGTCAAGCATATTTCTCCACTGCTGAATTAAATCTTTCATAACTCGTGACAGCTTCCGTGTCTGTTCGATCCTATTATCAGCAAGTTCCTTTAAAAGTCTCTCTGTATAAACTATTGCTAAGTTATAAATAACAATAGGCATAATCACTTGATGTGCAAGCTCATTTACTGAAAACTTATTAGACAACTCCTCTTGTTGCAAATTTACGTTACATTCTTGTACTTGTCTTTGCATCTGTGACAAGTCAATAACTTTCCAGTTAAATCGTTTAGCGTTTATTCGATGAGGCTTACTATCTTTATTTTCACGAACTAATAAACATTCAGTTCCGTCTTTCAATGGATCAGCATTTGTAGCATAATATTGCTTACCTACGACAATGTTCGACTGAACTTTATCTGTACAATTCCTCTCTATGATTTGAATTAATTTCATTGCTCTTTATTACTAAATTTTCAATCTCTTTTCAAAAATAGCTCTGATAAATTTTGCAGCTAATTCTGCTTCCTCTATTTCTTTTGGTAAAAAATAATTCCCTAAATTATAATTCATATCATCAAAAGTAGAATGTTCATCTACTAATTTTACAACATCTCCAAGTCTATTTACAATTAAATATTCTCTTCCTTTTTCTACTCTCTGCCTAATCTTCTCAATTTGTTTTGTTTCCGCATTCCAACGTAAGCCCTTTGCTTTTAGTTCATCGAAGAACGCTTGTTTTTCTTCCTCTGTGGCGTGGTAAAAACAGTCCGCAGTCCAACCATTATTTGAGGTATTTGCGCTATTGTAATAAGTGCAAAACACCCTACAACTTTCATCTTCATAGCTTTTAAAGATGACAACTCTACCCGTAATATTTGAGTGCAAAATATCGCCCTCTTTGAACTCTTTTTTCTCTTCGATAACAATTGTATTCTCTTCGATAGTTGCTTTGCAACCTGTTGGGATTTGTATTTTATCCCCTGCGCTTAATTTTATTTCCATAGTTGTATTATTTTATCAAATGCCCAAAATCTTTCTCATTTGCTCTTTGTAGTGCTCGTATGCACACTTCTTTGCATCTGCTATATTTGCAAATGTTTCATTTAATTCTTCTCCATAAAGTGTATATAGACGAAATTTACCATTTGGGAATACATCTATATAATAGCTACATAAATCTATACAAGCAAGCAAACCAAATGAATGCTTCTTCCATTGCAATTCAGGAATACGACTTAAAACATCGTCCGTTGCGCTTGGTATGTGCTTGTTCCACCTATCAAAGAATTGTAACATATCTGTACACTTGCACTTTATAGCTGCAATATTGTGCGATACGTTGCCGCTTGTTGTTTTCTCGCAAACACTCTTAATACCCTCCAAAGTAGAGATAAATATAGCGTTCATTTCTGTTTGTGTCATTTCTTTTCTCATATCTATTAATCTCTATTAAACCCTGACATTATTAAGCCAAGTATAATTGTTATTATAATGGCAGTTGAAACGAGCAAAAGAGAACACTCAATTGCGCTTAATTCTGAAATTAATTTCTTAATCATAATTTTCTGATTATTTAAAAATTCTATTTATTATCAACGCTGCTGTAACGCCCCATCCGCTGAATGCTATTGTGTATGCAATCCATCTTGCCATAGAAAACCTCTCCAATGCTTCAGCATAGCTATTTTTGAATTTAATAGCATCACCAAATTTATTCTCAAAGGTTTCCATGCAGGCATCAGACAATATCCTTTCTATCTTCCTACGGCCTTTCTCTGTGATGATGGGACTAAATTCATCGTTTTTGTACAAGCCATTCTCATGTGAGAAAACATGAGAGTAGTAAACAGTATCTCCATTGTATTTTTCTTGAAACCCAACTCTAATATCAATTCTAAAGACACCACGTTCTTGGTAATATTTCTCTGCCAAGTCACGGATTTTAGTATCGTTCAACTCGGCTTTTTCTTGAAGTTGATTGTACTCTCGTTCTTCTAATTGAATAATCTTTTCCATAATTATATTTCTGTTAAATTGAACAATTCTGCTTGCGTCATTCCATCGTAATATGGAGGAAGATTTCGGATCATAGTATCTACATCTTCATACCATTGTTTAGAAACTTTCCATTCATTTTCGCTGTATTGGAATCCCCAGTCCGTTCCAAATCTCTCGACCATCTTATCACGTGCCTCTTCGTAAGTCTCGGCTTCTTCAACGTGAAAACAATTGTGATGCTCGACATCATTCAGCATAAATGTAAAATAATATCGTTCCATAATTATCTTCTTTTAGCTTTATTCTTTCGTTTTCTATTTCTATTATTTGCGTATGGCGTTGATCCGCTACGGTTCTTTTTAGGCGCACATACAACTCTATGCAGATACTCGTCTACAAAACTTGGCTGAAGAACAAACATTCTTGCCATTGGAACTTCCGTAAAAATTTTTCCGTGCTCCATATTTATCTTATGTATAAAATCTTAGCTACGTTTACCTTTTTATCAATCGCCTCTAACATTTCTGCCTTAGTGATTACTGATAGTTTATTTCGATCTACATTGTGTAAGAGTGCTTTTTTAAGGTAAAAACCAGACGAACTTAACTCATCATTATTACCTGTAATAGAGCACAATTCTACTACTTCAAGAACTTGCTCGTTAGAGATTTCTCTAACTCCTACAATTCTATAATGTATGTCTTCATATCTTACATACTTACCAATGAGTTCTTTGTAAAATATATCTGTATATTTGTCTTCTTTATTTGTCATAATTCTTTGTTTTTTTAGTTTAAAAAGAACGCTATTTTCGCAAACCACGTTCTCGATCAGATTTAACAATATGAATTTGAAAATTACAAAATAAGTAAGCAAAACATTTCCAAGTCAATGTACTTTCAAAATCCATATATGCACGAAACAATTATAATCTTAAGTCTTTATATTCTATCAAATGCTTCCTTGCCAAAGACTTGCCATTTGCCAGTCTTGTATTGTACAAGCACGTCACCGACTTGTGCAATTTGTCTACCGTCTGTAAAGTGAGAGTAGAGAGTAGCATAAGCTTTGCCTTTCTCTCCCTTTTCTATAGACTTAATACAAGGCAGTCTAAATATATCGTCGACATTTCTTCCATCAAATAATATTTTTAAAGCTATTCCCATAATCTTATAAATTAGATACCAATAATGTTTTTTTATTTCCGTAATTCTCATTCTTTTTGAGTTTCTGAACCTCTTCCATTACCTTTGTTACTTGTTCTGCGGTAGCAAATCCAATAACATCATCTGTAATAGGTGTATTTGTAACTATCTCGAACTTCTTTTTTGTTCCCTTTATAATAGCTATCTCGTATGTATCGACACCATTAGAATAAAAACCATACTCCCTGCTTCCACATACTACAGAAACTCCATAACCATTTTTAAAGAATAAAATTGCTTGTCTTCCATCCATTATAGGATTTAGATGCTTTCTAAATTTTAATGACTTAAATGTTTTCATATTCTAATGTTTATTTTCTAAATCTTCGTACATTTCTTCCACATATTTCACAAGCTTTTCGAATCTTTCTCCGCTAACATCACCATCTTCTCTATATGCATTTACTACTAAATCATCGCCTGTACCATAGAAGAGATCTACATTCCACATCTTATTGGAGCGTGTATAAGTTATGTGCTTTAAAGGATGCCACATGTGCTTGCAGGTGAAATAGTCTTCGTGACGTGATATTTTTGCGTTCCCGCAAATCCTTGCATCTCCACAAACATCTCCAAATTTATAAATTTCTGCATTGCCGTAAACGTGTGCATTGTCGAAAACTTGTGCTGTATCACAAACTTGTGCATTGCCGTAAACGTGTGCGTTGCCGTAAATCATTGCGTTGTCACAAACTTGTGCATCATGATAAACCGAAGCATTATCAAAAACTTTCGCGTCTCCGAAAATCCAACAATCTCCCATGTCGCTTAAGTTCTCTTCTTTTTCAACATATCCGCCAAGCTCACCAACATACACATCACCGAAGTTTTTCAACGCTTCAATACGATATAATGTTTTACCAAAGTATTTTATTGTTAAGTCTTCTCTTAATTTATATTTTTCCATTGTATTTTTCTTTTATATTATTTGTTTACTTTAAATCTGAATTATATACTTGCATTTTTTATAACGTCGTAAGCGTTGCATTTCCATCTACCATTTTGAGAAGAAGAACGTTTACTATATCTAATCTTTCCTTGCGCACATAAATCTAAAAATCTGCGAAGACCTCCGACAATCGAAATCGACTCATCTTTACTGAAAGATTTATCGTTCAAAACTATTTTTAAAATCTCTTCGTTCATTGCTCTTTTTTATTTATCTTTGTATTGTTGTATTAATTATTATAATGCAAAGGTAATGAAATTATTTAGATTAGACTAAGATTAAACTAAGAATTATCTTATTATTAAGATATTTTAAGATTATGAACAATATTGCAAACTTCCAAAAATGTGCTCTTGCGTATCTTTTAAACTTCCACAAATCGTGTAAGTAATTGATATATATAAAGATATAAGTTTTCCACCCAAACACTTTTAATGTTGGGGTCTTGGGTTCGAGCCCCAAACGGATCACCTCTTAAAAATAAAGGGAATTCTTTCAAAGAGTTCCCTTTTTTATTTGTAATAATATTTCATCTACCTCTTGAAAGCTCCACACCTGCATCCTATACCTACTTATGATGATACAGAAATTCGTTGCATCTCTTTAACAAGTAGGCAACATTGAACAGAACGCTCCTACCCTTTTCAGAGCAAAAGGAAAGATTTTACGCACAAAGAAAGGACATTGTTTAAAACCAAAAGGATTAGCTTTTCGAAGGAGAAAGAGCGAAAAGTCGCTATAAATGTAACAATACAAGATGCGATAAGCACCAAAAGAAAAGAGAGAACGTCTTCTATCGGAACGTTCTCTCTTTATATTTACCTAACTTTAAAGATTTCCCAATTAAGGAAGGCTGATACATTCTGTTGGACAAACAGCTGCACAAGAACCACATTCTGTGCATGCATCAGGGTTGATAGAATAAATAGATCCTTCTGAGATTGCTTCTACTGGACACTCGTCGATACAAGTTCCGCAAGCAACACAGTCATTACTAATTACGTAAGCCATAATGTTTTTGT